AGAAAACTTACAATGCATAAGCATGAAGGACAATGTCATAAGGAATAGCATCCAAAGATTCCCCCAAGAGATACAACAAATAATTAAATTAACAACTAAACTAAACAAAACAATCAATGGCAAGAAACAAAATAAGTGATTTACGTGATCACATGTTTGCAGCACTAGAAAGACTTAATGATGAGTCTTTAACAAATGAACAGATTAAAGAAGAGGTTGACAAGGCAAAAGCTATCAGCTCAATTGGATCTGTTATCATCAACTCAGCTAAGCTAGAGGTGGACTTTATAAAGGCTACTGGTAGGATAGACTCTGACTCTGACATCTTTAAGAATATTGACCAAAAGAAAATAACATGATAGAAAAAATCAAATACATGATTGAATATTACAACTTAAAAACTAAAAGTAGAGAAAGAGAAATTGTATATAAAAGATACTACATTTATTCTGAGCTAATAAATTTAAAATATAATCTTTGCGAAATTGGTAGAATGCTAGATAAAAAGCATACAAGTGTTCTATGTGGCATAAAAATAGATAAACAATTTCAGAACTTTGATAAGATTTATGATGATGCTATAGAACCAATTAAGAAGTATTTATACGATCCTAATGTCACAATTAAAGTAGTTAAGTATTCTATATTTGAGGATGTTATCAAATGTAAAAGCAAAAAAGATTTAAGAATAATAAAGCTAAGAATACATGATAAAAAGTACATTGAGCAAGAGGTGTAAACTGTAAAGTGTAAAGTGACTTTACAGTAGGTAAAAAAAAAATAAATTAAAAATAAATTTAAAAATAAGATTTACTGTAAACTTTACACCTAAAATGGCTCCAAGCCTTATAAACACTAAGAAGTTACTGTAAAGTCAGGTGTAAAGTCACTTTACAGTAGTTTACAGTAAAAATAAATTTGTAATTAAAGAAAAATTACTATATTTGCTGAGTGAAAATTAACAATGCAGAAAGTTAATTGATAGTCACAAGGACATTATTTAAAGCTCATTAGTCAACACCGCTGCATCGGAAGAGATTAATGGGCTTTACTTTTTTAAACACATTATGCAGAATGGAAGAACTACAAGCATTAAATTTTTTAGATTATTTTTCAGTCATAACTATTGGAGATGACAAAATTCCAAATCATCCTTGGAAAGAATGTCAATCTGAAAAACTAACACAAGAGCAATTCTTAATTAATCTAAGAAAACAATCTACAAAAGGAATAGGAATAGTTACTGGCTTTGAATCATTAGAGGTCATTGATGTAGATACTAAGGTATTCTCAACACAACTTGAGAAGGATCAGTTTTGGAAAGAATACTATCAGACTCTTAAAGATAACATCTTAGACTTTGAGACAAAGTTTTCTGTCTATGTAACTAAAAGCGGTGGCTATCACATCTTATACAAGTCTAAAAGAGTAGTAGGCAACTCAAAGATAGCTAAGTTGAAAGGTCATAAAGAGGCTGTAATTGAGACTAGAGGGACTGGTGGCTATGTCTTTGTTTATCCAGGTAAGAAATTAGACAATACTAGATCCTATTTTCAACTAGAATTTATAACAGATGATGATCGTCAAACACTTTGGAACTTATCCTCAGCTTACAATCACATTGAGAAAGCTCCTGAAGAGCCAAAGAAAGAGCCAAAGATATACTCAGATGATGAGGTGACACCTTGGCAAGATTTCAATGATAAGACAGATATTTGGTCAGTCATTCAAGATGATTTCTTTATCCCTACTAATGGTCAAAAGAAAGACCACTACCTAATAAAAAGACATGGAGCTACATCCGCACATTCAGGTAGTGTGTTCAAAGATAGTGGATGCATGTACTTGTTTTCAACTGGCACAGTTTATCCTCATGAGAAGTTAATAAGTCCATTTGTGGCATACGCACATAAGATGCACAATGGTGACTTTAAAGAGGCTACTAAAGACTTGTATGAACAAGGATTTGGATCTAGGAGAAAGAAAGAAATTGAAAAGGATAAACCTAAAATTGATAAACCACTTCCTATCTCAGGTATTAACTTCCCTTTAGACATCTTTCCTGAAGAGATACAGCACTACATTTTAGAATGTAACAATAAGTTAGATGCTAACATTGACTACATGGGATGCAGTTTACTTTGGTTGATATCTGTATGTGTAGGTAACACCTATGAAATTGAAGTTAAAAAAGGATGGACTGAGCCTGGTGTAATTTGGCTAGCAGTTGTTGGTAGAGCTGGTATAGGTAAGACTCCAAGCATTGACAATATTATTAAGCCATTGAATGTATTAAATTTTAAAGAGATAAAGAGATACTCCGATCAAATGGAAGTGTTTAACTACTACAATGACTTAACTAAGAAAGAGAAAGAAGAACATCCTGAGCCAATTAAACCTAAAAAGACTCAGTTTATAGCCAATGATATTACATTAGAGGCATTAGTTGACTTACACCAGGAGTCAGATAATGCAGTTGGTGTGTTCAAAGATGAGCTAGCTGGATGGTTTAAAGACATGAATAAGTACAGAGCTGGATCTGATCTAGAATTTTGGCTATCATGCTGGTCCAGTAAGTCAGTATCTGTTAATAGAATGACTCGCAAAGGATCATTTATTGAGAGACCATTTATACCAGTGCTAGGTGGTATCCAGCCAAGTATCTTTAACCAATTTGCAACAGATGAAAATAAGGACAATGGATTCTTAGACCGTATGCTATTAAGTTTTCCTGATGCTAAGGTAGAAGAGTACAATGAGAATGAAATGCACATAGCTGACATCATGTGGTATAGTAACACTATCACTAGATTTTATCAAGGTTTAAAGAGTGCATTCATAAAGAGAGATAATGATGGTAAGATAATTACTAACACAGTAAAGTTCAAGCAAGAAGCAAAAGAGGAATGGAAGCGAATCTTTAACAGAATAACTAAGGAGCAAAACAATGATGAGGAGAATGAATATCTTAAGTCAATGTATCCTAAGCAGAAATCTTACATCCCTAGATTTGCTCTATTGATTCATTTATTCTCAAGTAATTTTGATGAGAAAGTCAATGCATTAGAAATATCTAAAGATAGTATTTTAAAAGCTGAAAAGTTGAGCAACTACTTTATCATGAATGCTAAGAAAATAAAGATTGAAGCTGCTGAATTAAAATATATTAAAACAGCTATGAAAGGAGCTGAGACTACCTATGACAAATTATTAGCTATCTACAAGTCAGATAGTAATTTTAACAGAACAAAAGTAGCTGAGCAGTTAGCTATTTCTAGACAACAAGTAATAAATTTAATTAAAAAAATAGAAGAGAAATGAATAAAAAAATGATGGATCAAATGGATGTCAATGAATTGATGTCTACAGTGTGTACAATAGCTACACTTAAATACGATGGACACTTTACTATATTGTCCTTTACTACCAATTTTAAAGGCTCATTTGGTACAGTAACTGAAAGAGAAGACATAGAGTCATTAAGCCCATGTCTAAGTTTAAAAGAGTTATTATTACAAATGATATACTTAGAGATATGATAACAATAACCAACGAGGATAACATGGAGCTTATGGCACGCTATCCTGATAACTACTTTGATTTGGCTATTGTAGACCCGCCTTATGGGATTGGTATAAATATTTCAATGGGTAGAAGAAAAGGCGACAAAAAAAGTGATTATCATAAATTTGCTGGTAATGATTCTGATATCCCATCTGCAAAATATTTTAATGAATTATTTAGAGTTAGTAAAAATCAAATTATTTGGGGCGGTAATTATATGATTGAACATTTAACATCTTCGCCTTGTTGGTTACTTTGGGATAAAGGATTTTCAGAAGATGTTACTTTTGCTCAGTTTGAATTGGCTTGGACTTCATTTAATTCAAGTGCTAAAAAGTTTGATAAACATCCTAATCAATTAAACAGAATACACCCAACACAAAAGCCCGTAGCACTATACAAATGGCTCTTAGACAAATACGCAAAGCCAACTGACAAAATACTAGACACCCACCTTGGCAGTGGCTCAATAGCAATAGCTTGTCATGATTACGGCTTTGACTTAACAGCGTGTGAACTTGACAAAGAGTACTTCGATAAAGCAATGACACGAATTAACAACCACGTAGCACAACAAAAACTATTTTAAATGACCAAAGAAAACAAAGCAAAACTTAAAGCATTAGAACTTGAGATATCAATGGCTAAGTATCCTAGCATGAATCCAAAGTACATTGGACTAACAGAGTGGTCAGATAACTCAGCTAATAGCCTAACTAAGTTAATAATTTTTTACATCAATGCTACTGGCAATCAAGCTGAGAGGATAGGTAATCAGGGACAATACAGAGAGGGTGCTAAGATTCAAGTAGGAACTGGTGAGATAGCATACACAAAACAGTTACCCGGTAAGTGGACACCAGGGCAAGGCACTAAGGGAACAGCTGACATCTCAGCTACTATAAATGGTAGGTCAGTCAAGATTGAAGTGAAGTATGGACGTGATGTTCAGTCTCAAGTGCAAAAAGACTATCAGAATAAAATAGAGAGTGCAAAAGGAATCTACTACATAGCTAGAGATTTTGACACATTTGTTGAATGGTATAATACTTTGCTATGCTGAAAATAGGAGATAAAATAAAAGACACAGAAGATGGTGACTGCTACTTTGTAGGTGAGGTAGTGAAGATTAATAAATTTGGTGGAGTAGAATACTACAAAGTAACTCAGGTCATTTGGAATGGTGAAGACTATACAGATGATGATTACATTGGACAGATAATTGAGCCTAAATGGTGGTATATTGAATTATTTTAATAAAAATAGTTTCACAACTAAATAAAATTATTACATTTGTAAACAATTAAATAAATATATATGCAA